GTGGTCAGTCAATCACTATGATTTGGCGTGTCGCAGCCGTCTCAAACTAAGCGATACCCCTAAACACCTCTCTCGTTTAGGGGTTTTTAGTTTCCGTAGACTTTGCCCTCGACTACAAACGATCCGTTTTTATGTACAGGGATCATTGACGGCGTTACCAATTTGTTATCAACGTAAAGTATGCCAAAGCCTTGTTGCCAGTTACCTGATCCAGCCTTTAGGTAATGGGCGCTACTAAAGTTCATAAGGTTGCCAACCTCAAAGCCTGTCAGGATACGCCCTAAAACGCCCCCTGAAGCCTCTGTGGCGTGAGTTATGCCTAGTCTGTGGGTGTGACCACATACCACGCTCTTTCCGTGCTTCCTAGACAATCCTAGGGCTGTTAAGCCTGGTGTGGCATTTGTACTGCCTTCGTCACCGTGAAGCGCTACCCAGCCAGGTGCTAACTCAAACGGCTTGCGGTGATATTTAATGCCCAGCTCCTTAAATCGTAAGAAGTTTGGTAGCTCTAATTCAGGCACACCTAATAAGCCAGGCGCTCTTAGTGCAATAGTGTTAAATAAACGATCTGTATGGTTTGATCTAATTACGTCAGTTACTTTGAGAGCTTCAAGTATGCGTACGGTTTCGTCACGATCTTTAGCCAGGGTACCTGCATAAGCCCCAGCTGTGCCAGCAGTCCAACGACTAATAGTTGGCATATCTATCTCATCACCAATAGTGACTACTTGATCAGGTTTGTATCGCTTTACGAAGTCAATCAGATTAGCAACTGCCCTCTTATCGTGATAAGGGATTTGCAGATCAGATACGATCAGTATGCGCTTCATCTATCCTCTAGTAAAGCCTCTAATATCGCTAGTCGCTTATCTATGCTGTTGACCTTGTCACTAATACTCGATCCGCTATTTGGTAATACTTGCGCTTCTATCTTTGCCAGTTTCCTGACTATGCTAGTAAGTATCGCCATTAAGGATAATAGTAGCGTAATAAACGACAAAGCCACGTTAGCGTCAATAAACATTATGACTTCGCTTTATCCTGTGGTGCCATTAACCCAGTTAAGGCAGCAGCTAGAGATCCAAGAATTGCCTGTGCAGTCAGCTCATAGTTTGCAGCTGTCCAAGCAGCTAAGAAGGCAGATACGCCTAGTGCTAATTGCTTGCTTTGTTTAGTCGTCATCTTGTTCTATGTCCTCTGTCTCGTAATCTGTTGTCAGGTTTTCTATTGCATAATTCATTAAGCCTTGCAAGCGCCATACTGGCTGCTCATCGCTACTTAGGGTATCTACGAAGTACTCGCCTGTTTCGGTAAAGTACTCGACCACTAAAACGTAGCTAGTGGCTACGGCAGGTACATCACACGCTAGGTTTGCTATTTGTGCTAGCAGCTTGTCTATTTGCTTTTGTGGACTTTCCGCCTTTTGCATTAGTTACCTTACCTATTCGCTCTAGCCCGAGGGTTACTTCATCATTAGCCAGGTAAGGTGATGGGTCAATGTCATCTCCATACTTGTACCCTGACCCGTCTTTGTTATTACCTGATCTAACTTCAAAGTGTAAGTGGCTACCTGTGCTATTGCCGGTATTGCCCACCTTGCCAATTAGTTGCCCCATTAGGATCTGTGCGTCCTTTTGTACTAGCGTTTTGCTTAGGTGTGCATAGATCGCCCTAGACATATCTTTGTGCATAACTACTATGGCTGAGCCGTAAGACTCGCCCCAAGAGACACGTTGGCTAACTTCCAATACCCGACCAGCTTGAGCTGCCACGACAGGTGTGCCAGTTGGAGCCTTAAAATCTACGCCTGTGTGATAGCCCAGTTTCCATAGTTCGCCTTTGCGCTTGTATGGTGTGCTGATCTCATACCCTTTAACTGGTTTCATCTAAATCCTTAACAGGCATAATCCATTGACACTTTTCTTCGTCAAAGCCTAAATGTTCAATAGGCTCAGGTGGAATAAAGGCGTCACGTCCTGCGTCATAAGTAAAACCTATGCCAGCATAATTTTTGCGTATTTTGCCATTGTAAGAGGTACGCTTACAGATTTGTCCCTTAAAATTGCCATACCAAGTTTCTGTGTCTAAACCTTCAATTAGTTCAGTTTCGTCAATGCCAGTAATTACTTCTGTTACTACATTGTTTTCATCTAAAAACGCGTAATGTGCCATTATGCCCAGCTCACATTTCCAGTACCAGCAGTTAATGTAGTTACTTTTGATCCACCCGAAGGTGCAGCTGTACTTCCAGTAAGTCCAGCACCGATAGTAATAGTGTAAAAATCAGGATATTTAAGAATTACGATACCTGAACCACCGCCACCACCGCCGCCAGACGGGAACGGACTAGAAGGCCCTTGACCACCGCCACCACCGCCACCGCCTGTGTTGACTGTACCAGAAGTAGCCGCAGTAGTTCCAGAAGTTGATCCTGCGCCACCACCGCCTGAACCACCTGCGCCAGCAGTTGTTCCATTGTATGAACCACCACCACCGCCACCTGCATAAGTAGTAGAGCTACCTGAAATACTTGTTGCTACACCAGCGCCACCATCACCACCCTTATCGGGAGAATTAGTTTTATCAGCGCCTACAGCACTTGCGCCACCACCACCGCCGCCTGAATCTGCACCGCCTAAACCGCCTGCAAAACCTTGATTAGCAGTTCCAGAACCGCCTGCATTAGGCCTAGGGCTACCGTAACCACCGCCACCACCTGAACCGCCTGTGACACCAACACCTTGTCCGCTGTCAAACGTACCACCACCACCGCCGCCATTAGAAGTAATAGTGTGAAATACTGAATTAGTTCCAGAACCACCCTTATTAGCAAGACTTGTTGAACCTGCTCCACCAGCACCGACTGTTACTGTGTAGTTAGTTGATACAGCAAGAGATAAAGCACTTTCTAAACTGCCACCACCACCAGTTGCAGTAACGGTGCTTCGTAAACCACCAGCACCACCACCGCCACCTAATCTGTTTCCACCACCAGCACCACCAGCAACTACTAAATAATCTACTGTAAGTGGTAATGGACCAAAAGAATTAAGACCAATAAATCTATGCACTTAAGTCTCCAACTGCAACCCAAGTATTAGTATCACGCTTGTAAAGCGAAACACCTGAATACTGACTTGTGAGCTTTAGGTTGCCAAGTTTACTGTTAATTGTCACTCCACCAGTTGCTACTAATGTAGTTTGACCAGCGCCAATTTGTATTACATTTATCATTGTGCCAATAGCAAAAGCAACTGACGAATTAAGAGGCACAGTTAAGTTATTAGCACTTCCAACACTCATAGTAATAGTCTTGCCTGCGTCTGCTAAAACTAAGGTGTATGAGGCTGTCTGTGCGTTAAGTGTAGAAGTTGTTCTAGTTGTATCTACCTCTTGATCTATCGTGTAAACAGTAGCGTCTACTGCGTCACCAAAGATCTCAAAGTCAGCTGGTAGATCCGTAACCAAGTCGGTAGGATCAGGCATTACCCAGCTGTAGTTAGGTGTTGTTGCCATTATTGCTCCTTATGCTACGACTTGGGCGTTTGCCCAGTCTAGTGTACCTGAAACCGTATTCCAAGCCTCTAAAGGCGAAACCTGATTCCAACTCTGTGCTACCACGCTTAGGGCGTATTCTGTCAGATAAAGCGTTAAAAATACTTCATATTGGTTAATTGTCCAAGTTATGCCTTCGACAAAACCCCTAAAATCGCCAACGTAGATACTGTCAGGTGGATTAAGATCTAATGGCATACCGTTGTAGACTTCAATAAGATCATCACGCAAAACATTTTCCATACTATCTAGTTGTAATGGAATAGTAATACTGCTTAAAGATCGTCTAGGGATACTTCTAGTGCTCAAATAATAATCTACTATTGTTTCAGCGTCATAATCATTTTCTAATACGGTACTAACATTTACTGCAAGTTGCCCATACTCACTTATTGAAGTGGCGTCTGTTGCTGTTTCTGTTTGACCATTTTTGTAGATTACTGTCACATCATTAGCAAGATCAGACATACGCTCAATACTAGATAAGTTACTAGCAAGTATTACATTAGTAGGTATTGTGGTGTAGCCATTAGTTGCGACTTCGTTAATTCTAAAACTTACGTCATCATAATTTAAGCGCCCGTCACGACCTTCATAAAGTATGCCTCTAGCACTATTAGCAGCTATTCCAGCAAGGTTAAACGCATTGGTTTCGCCACTTGAATATGCTGTTAATTCATAAGCTCCTGGCACGTCAATATTGCCTAAATAAGGATTGTAAGTAAGCCAGGTAAGAGTAGGATCTACGGTAGCCCAGGTAACTCCTGCTGGAGTATCTTGCCAGCGCTCAGCTGTGGCTTCGCTAATTATGTTGTAAATACGAGTACCGTCAAACTCTTTGCTAAATCCAGTACCGCCAACTAAGCGCCTATTTAACCTAGCAAGTGAGCCTACACCTGTAATTCGTGTAGTGGTAGCAAAACCAACTGATCCATAAGACTGAATACTGCGTTCTACATCTGAAACAAAGCCTGCAAAGATAATTACAGGCGTGCCAGTTGTATCATCTATTTCTACCTGTACTGAGTGATCTATCTCAACTACGGGAATATCATTATCAAACGTAATTAAAGTAATTGTGCAATAACCTGCACGCGGTTGCTCATCTACACTTGTGCGACCAGTAATGATGCTTACGCCATTAAGCGTGTCGCCTGTGTAAGTTACTCCGTCAATTAAGACGGCTGGATTAGGTATGTATGCTGGCATTAGACCGCCGAGAACTGAGGCGTGATTTCTACTGTGCCTGCTCTAGCTGACGAATTGCTAAGAGCTTGACCAACTGCCCTAGCAAAGCCTTCCTCGTCAATTACGCTAGGTGCGTTAACGTTGATAGTTACAGATCCAGGTATGTTGCGAATACCGCCAGGATTACTACCGCCTGTTAATTGACCCTGTGCATTAAATAAACCAAACCCACCTTCTTGACCCATTAAGAAGCCTACTGAGTCTTTAAGAGATTCGATCCAAGCATTGTTTACGCCGTTAGGATTGCCAGGTACTAGACCAATGACATTACGCTTAAACTCCTCTGTAATTGGTGATAAGACACCTGCAACGGGTGCTGCTAAAGATTCTGCTAACTGATCAGTAAACGAGGCAGATCCTAAACCACCGCGAGCAGATCCACCTTCAAGTGTGTTAATGCTTAATCCTGCTTTACTGCCACCTGTGAATATGTCTGCAATACCAGCACCTAATTTACCTAGTGGTGAGTTCTTAATAGCATTACCTAATCTAGCGAATAACTGAATTAGATCGCCTATCTTGTCAATTAAGAAGGTAACTGTATTTACTATGCCCCTAAAGGCTGCACCTAATACATCAATTAAGATCGGCGCTACTGTGCCTTTAACAAAACTAGCCAAAGATTTAAGTAGGTCAATTAGTGGACGATATTCGTCAGCGTTTTCTTTAACTGCTGTGCTGATCTTTTCATAAGCAGACCGCAAAGTGTTTAAAATAGGTGTCAAGAAGTTCTTAATGTTATTACCAAGAGCAGATGTATCTCCACTAAAGCGGTCAAAGATTGGCACTAGAAACTCGTTAATAAAGTCAAACAAACGAGTCAAGATTGGCAATAAGGCTGCGCCTACAGACTCTTTAGCCTCATCAAAAGCTACCTGTAGCCTGGCTGTTTTGCCTGCAAACGTTTCAGCAGATTCAGCAGCAGCACCCTCGAAGGTATTAGCTAGTTGTTTAGTTATGTCATCAAAGCTCATAGTCTTTAATTGTGCAGCTGAGATACCTACACCTAGTTTACCTAGAGCTGTGTTCTGACCCTCAAAGGATTTAGATAAAGCGTTAGTAACAGATTCCAGACTCTTACCGCTACCACGACTAATATCTAATGCAAGGTTTAATAATTTTTGCGACTGATCTACGTTTTTAGTTGATCTAGTCAAACGATCTAGCGCTGGACGTAATTCATCATCAGCCACACCAGTAGCTAGTGAGGTCTTTAATATCTGTTCCTCAACTGCTGCTATCTGATCTTTAGTAGCACCTGTAACACGCTCTAAGGATCCTGCTAACTTGACTTGGGCTTGTTCGTCCTCGATAGCGGCTTTAACGCCGTCTACGGCTAACTTAACTCCATAAGCTGCAACGGCAGCACCAGCAAGCGCAGCTGCTTTACCAACGGCTGCAAAGGCACCACCAATACGACTGCTGCTTTTCTCGGTTTCGTCTTGGGCTTTGTTCAAGCCTTTAACAAGATCTGCTGTGTCAGCAAGGATAGATAATTTAAGAGTACGATTGCCAGCCATTAGTATTTATCCGTAATCTGCTTAAAGCCTTTTTCCCACTTTTCAATAAGTTCAGGCTGTTCTTTTCTTAACGTTGGGTAGATAAAGTAGCCAGCATTACCACGACCTTTGTTTGGCGATCTGCCAGGGAATTGTTTGTAACGCCTAGATCCAAACTCTAAGCCATAAAGTATGTCGGTAGTATTACCACCACCACTTAACTTTTGACTAGCAAAACCATACTTAAACTCACCGATCTTGCTGGACTTAGCAATACGAACACCGTCAGCAACTTTGATAGATCCTTTAGGGTATTTGTTATTACGTCTAGCAGCAGACTTAATTTGATCAGCAGCATACTCAGCCAACTCAGCAGATAACTTCTTAGATTGCTCTACTGCTTCCTCGTCCATAGCTTTGAAGGATTTAAGGATTTGGCGTAGGTCGGCTTTGTCATACTCGACTTTAACGTCTGCCATTACGCTCCTTAAGTATCTCTAGTGCCGTTGCAATATCCTCAGCTGTATCCCAATACTGCATAGGGATCTGTGTTGCGATAGCTAGTTCGACTATTAGTCGG